AAGGTGACGACTTCTGTGCGTTTACTTTCATCTTCCCGCTTTCCCACGGGTATGGAATTAAAACACGGTCTTATGTTTCCCGACATAAGTATAACAAGTTACCAACAGCGATGCAAATGAAGTATGACGTCTTTGTAAAAGAAGGTACCCTTGTCATCATGGACAAAAATTACCTCGACTTAAATGAGGTCTATGAGGACCTCGACATGCATATTCAAGCAAGGGATTACCAAGTCATAGGGCTGGGTTACGACCCGTATAACGCAGAAGTGTTCCTACGTTGTTGGGAACGGGATTATGGCTCGTACCATACGGTGAAGGTGCGTCAAGGTGCAAGAACTGAGTCGGTACCATTAGGTGAAATTAAAGCTATGGTTGAAGATAAGTATATGGTGCATGACGAAGAGCTTATGAAATTCGCAATGGGTAATGCTATTGTGATTGAAGATAATAATGGAAACATGAAACTTTCCAAACGGAGAGCGTCTGAGAAAATCGATAACGTTTCGGCGTTAATGGATGCTTGGGTCGCTTTCAAAGAACTTAAGGAGGTCTTCGGGTGAAATTCCTAGATAGAATAACACATGCTTGGAACGTGTTTTCTGGTCAAGAGACATACCAGCATACAACCGACTTCGGACCTTCGTCTTCTCGTTCGGAATTCACTATTCCACGATACAGAAGTACTGAAATTCTGTCATCGGTGTTTAGTCGAATTGCGATTGACTGTTCAATGGTTGACCTTTCTCAGATTAAAGTTGACGAGAACCCATCGAACGATTCAGTAGTTCAAAATGGATTGAATTACTGTTTAAAGTATGAGGCGAATGCCGACCAATCTAACATTGCGTTTATGCAAGACCTCATCTACTCGATGTTTGATGAAGGTGTTGTCGCGGTAGTTCCTACGGAAACAAACGTAGACCTGCGAAAGAACGCAACTGTCGATATTCTGGAGATGCGTATTGGTAAAATTACTCAATGGTATCCAGAACATGTAAAGGTAAACCTATATAACCCGAAACTCGCTAAACGAGTAGATATAGTTTTACCAAAAAACAATGTGGCAATTATTGAAAACCCATTCCGTGAGATTGTTAATGATTCAAACTTAACTCTGCGACGTTTACTTGATAAACTCGCGATTATTGACAAGTCTGACCGGAACTTGGCTAGCAACAAGCTAGATATCATATTGCAAATGCCGTATGCTACACGCAACAAGTCCTTCAAAGACCGTGCTGTTGACTCTATCCGTAATTTGGAAGAGCAATTAACTAAAAGTCCGCATGGTATTGGATACATTGACTCTCAAGAGAAAGTTATCCAATTAAACCGTCCGTTGACAAACGGTATCTTAGAAGAGATTAAAGACCTGAAGAAAGACTTGTACAGTCAATTCGGTATTACGGAGAATATCCTAAATGGTACAGCTAATGAGATGGAAACTCGTGCCTACTACAGTAGAACGATTGACCCAATCATCACGGCTATTGCTAAAGAGTTTGAACGTAAGTTCATCTCTAGAACAGCACGTACTCAAGGACACTTCATTGCGATTCAAAGAGACCCATTCAAGCTTGTTCCAACTGAACAACTTGCGACCATGGTGGATACCTTTATTCGTAATGCTGTAATGACTCCTAATGAAGCTCGTTCAATTCTTGGTTTCCCACCGTCAGAGGATGAAAATGCTAACCGCCTTTACAATCCTAATATGGCGATGGATAAACAAGTTGCAGGCTCAGAAGACCCAGAGTTGGCTGCGCTTGAGCAACAGGTCGCTGATGCGGAAGCTCAAAATGGCTATGAAAACTATGGGGAGGAGGACGAATAGTGCCAAAAGGATACGACTTCGCCGGTTGGGTTACGAAGAATGATACTTTGTGCTCAGACGGTGTAGTTATTAAACAGGGTGCTTTTGCTGGTGAAACACCAAATGAAGTGCCGTTAGTATGGAACCACCAACATAACGACGTTACTAGCGTTTTAGGGAAAGTAGTTCTCGAACACCGCGATAAGGGTACTTATGGTTATGGTTACTTTAACGATACAGAGTCTGCCTTACATGCTAAGCAATTAGTAAAAGAAGGTACAATTAAGGCTATGTCTATCGCTGCTAACAAAATTAAACGTGACGGCAATAATGTTGTTCACGGTAAAATCTTTGAGGTCAGTCTAGTATTGACAGGAGCAAATCCTGGAGCAAAAATTGAAGAATTTGTAGCTCACTCAGAGTATGGCGAAGAAATGAACTTCGTTATTTATCAACCTGCTGAACTAATTCACTCAGCTGAAGATGAACAAGAGGAGGACACAGTAGTGGACGAAACTAAAGAATTATCAGTTGAAGAAATTTATGATTCTATGACGCCTGAACAACAAGCGTTAGTTGATGCCCTAGTTGCAGAAGACGAAGAACCAGAAGTTTCTGAACCTGAACAAAAAGAAACTGAACCAACGGAGGATAATATGGTAAGACAATCAGCGTTTGATTCTCAATCAACACCAAACGAACAAGTGTTAACTCACGCAGACTTAACACCACAATTAGTTGCTAGCGCATCTAGTGAAACTGGAACATTAAAAGATATCTTAAAACACAACGGAATTAAGAATATCGAAATGTTATTCCCAGAAGCAGAGTTATCTAAGAAAGAACCAGAACCATTCCGCAACAACATGTTGGGAACTGAGAAAATCTTAGGTGGCGTTCATAAGAAACCTATGACTCGCTTCAAACATCGTTTCGCTAATATGACTGAAGAACAAGCTCGTGCTCGTGGTTATATTACAGGAACACAAAAATTAGAAAGTGTTATCGACTTCTTTGAACGTGAAGCAGCACCTCAAACTGTATACGTTAAACAATCTATCGACCGTGACTACGTAATCGATATCAAAGACTTCGATATTATCTTATATCTAAAACGTCAATTAGAACAAGACTTACGTGACGAATTAGCTCGCGCAATCTTAGTTGGTGACGGTCGTGAAAAGACTGACCCAATGAAGATTCGTGAAGACCGTATCCGTCCAATCATCAAAGAAGCACCATTCTATCGTATCGAGTTAACAGCTAACACAGTAAATGACTTATTTGCTGCTGCAATTAAAGCTCGTAAACACTATCGTGGTGCTGGTGGATATACTGCATTTATTCACCCAGACCTATCAGCAGCTATTCGTTTATTACGTAAAGCGGACAACACATTCTGGGGTGGATTGGCACCAATGGACGACGCACAAGTTGCTCGTGTATTAGGGGCTAAAGATATTTGCGAAACTACTTTAGTTCCTGAGAAAGAAGTGCTTATGCTAAACCTTTCTGACTACTCTATCGGTTTAGATAAAGGTGGACAAATCACTAACTTTGAAGCATTCGATATCGACTTCAACAAACACAAAATGTTAACAGAAACTCGTTTATCTGGTATGATTGATGCTCCTAAATCTATCATCCACATCAAAGTTACAACTACCGGTGAAATCTCAGGTGTAACTGATACGAACAAAGACGCTATCGACACTTACAACTCTGAAGAGCAAAAAGTGAAAGACGCAGCTAAAGAACGTGACCAATTCGAAGCTGGTGAACGTAAAAAAGTGGGAAAGCCACAACCATCAGCGGGGGAGTCTCACCTAGGGTAGAACCTAACGTTGAGGCGTTTGAGTTTCCAGAGTACCTTATTAAAATAACAAAAGTAGCGAATGGTGATTGGATTGTTGACACGGCACGTACTAACATATCTGGTGTTCCAGGTGGAACCAGAACGATTACGTTGTCAGATATCACAGCGCATAATAATGTGCCTAATAGTCCAGTCATGATACTCAATACCCATGTTATTAAGGTAGTCAACATGAAACCAGTAATAACTATCAACGACACTGACAGATTTTAGGTGACCTATGAGAGTCTCTAGCATTTTAGGTGTATCCTTGGGCCAAGTAGAGGACCCACAACACCCAGGAGTATTCTCCGACGCTATGAAAGAAATTCCGGTTACTGGCCTTCTCTTACGGGAGGGTCAGTATCCTAATAGGTCGGTAGAAGGAACTGTAACCAACGTAGCTCTACAAAACCGTATCTCAATCGTTATGGATTCACGCATTGAGAAACATATCTTCAATATCCGATGGGCGACTTTCGAAGGTGTGAAATTCGCTGTAACATCGATTGAAGTTAAGCGCCCTCGTATTGTTTTAACTTTAGGAGGTGTGTATAATGAATCTACTGGAGAAGCGCAAGCAACTTCACTCGAAGCTCAAAATGGCTTCTAATAACGTATACTTTAATCCGCCGGCTAACATCCAGCTTAAGTATCCGTGTATCATTTATCACCTATCCAATACCCAGTCTCTCTTCGCAGAGAACTCCCGCTACCAAACGCAGTATAACTTTCGGTTAACCGTGTTAGATTCTGCAGCGGACTCAGAGTTGGTGGTGAAACTATTGGAAATCTTTCCGACAATGGATATCGTGAGTCAACACGTCAGTGATAGACTATACCACACATATCTAGATTACAAAACATTTTAGGAGGAATACACACTAATGACAAAATTAGTATTCGACGCGGTTCAAGACCGTAAATATGAAAATGGTATCTCAAACGTGGCTTTATTCGTTTCTGACGGACAAAGCTGGTACAAAGAAGGTGTGGCTTGGAACGGTGTTTCTAAGTTCGCTGAACAACCTGAAGGTGGAGAAATCACTGCTATCTACGCTGATAACATTAAATACTTATCACTAGTTGGTGCTGAAAACATTAAATTCTCTATCGAATGTTACACTTACCCAGATGAATGGGCAGAATGTGACGGAAGTGCATCTTTAACTAAAGGTGTTAATATCGCTCAACAACCACGTAAATCATTCGCAGCAGCGTATATTACTAACGTGGCAACTGAAGCGAACCCTTCATTAGGACGTAAATTACACTTATTATATGGATGTAAAGCATCTCCATCAGAACGTTCTTATGAAACAATCAATAATGACCCAGCTGCAATGCAAT